GAATTATCTCCTATTAAGAAATTGAAACGACTCTGTCATCGCCAAGTTGCTTAAGACCAAAAAGTAGGTCAGTGTTAACACGGCTTGCACGCTTACCTTCATTGCCAAGGTCATAAACCTGAACATCGAGGTCTTGCTGTACTGCAAGAGTCATAAATGTTGGATGAAAAAAGTAAGCAACATTTCCAAGCTCTGAAGTCATGTCCATTTCAAAACCAAGGAATGGAGTTGCGAACTCACCAGAAGTTACAGGTGATCCAGCAGGGATGAAATCTCTTGAAGTAAAACCAGAGATGTTGAAAAGGTCATTCATCTGAGCAACGCCAGAGATACCTTTTCTCATTTCGCTTGGAACATCAGCACTATCAAGAAGCTCTTTAGCTTCAAGGATATCCGCAAGAGCAAGAGTTGTCCCTGAATCAAAAGCAATTTGATGATCAGGAGCAGATGCAGATGGAGAAATGTTTGCAATGATGATTGATTGCATCTTTTTCATGATCGCATAAACAGCGTGCTCGCGAAGCTTATCAACGTGCTCAATTGATTGTAATAGACCTTTCTTTGTGCAGATAAAGTCTTTTACTAAGCGCTTGTTAATAACAAGTGATTGAGTAGTAACAGTTACCGCATCAGCGTCAGCCTTTGCACCTTCTGCTAGCTCATTAGCTTGGTCAAACTCTGGGATTGTTTGGATTCTTACAGTGTCACCAAGTTCTCTGATCTCTCCCTCGTAGTCACGAGAAATAGAACCATTAAATGGTAGTTTTGCAAGTAGTACATCATAAAGGCGTTGACTCCAAACCTCTGGGATTAACGCAGAAAGTTCAGATGAAGCCTTATGGATTTGATCGGCCATAATTATCTCCTTTTAATTAGGTGGCGTTTTGTTGTCATGTATTCTTTGTATTTTGCAGGGTCATTTTTCTGCAACTCAAGTAATTCAGATGGAGAAATAGAACCACCGCCCGGTTTAAAATCGGAAGGGTTATTGTTAACACTTGGCGCTCGTCTAGTCTCAAACCAATGAGGTTTTTCGTTCTTTAAACGAGAAACAAAATCATCAGCACCCACTACACTCATTCTACCAGTATTAGTTGTCTCTACAATAATATCCTCTAAGTCGAGCATGTCCAAATCATCAAGCGCCTCTTTTCTAATCCCCTGTTGTAGAGCAAACTCTTTAACCTTGCTCATTTTTTGGGTATTAACAAAAGTCTCACCTGTCTGATTTAACTTATTGTGCAACTCTTCTTTCTCTTGCTTAACTCGCTCATAGAGTGACTTATAGTCCTCTTTTTCTGCAAGCTGCTTTTCTTCAAGAGATTTGATTTTGCCTTGAAGCTCTTGCAATTTAGCGTCTTTTTCCCTAGCTTGAGATTTCCATTTATAGAGGTCTTGTTTGAATTCCTCTGGAATCGGATTCTCTGCTTTGGTTTCTTCAGACTGAGGCACAACCTCTTGCTCTTGAACTTCTTGGTGTTCGGTTTCCATTAACTTCTCCTTGTTTGGCACTGCCATCTAGTCACGGACTAAATTGAATTTTATTGCAGGGTACAACCCTTTTTAATCTATTTTGCAACACGTCTTATAGCTCTTTCAAGTATTTTTACGAGTCGCTTCCTAATGATAGGGGTAAAGCTTTCTTCTTGGCTAGGCAAAATTCTCCTAATCACCTTGCTTTTACCTGCCCCTAGTTTGTTATGATATTCTGCTTTTTTGTCTGAAAACCACAAAACCAATGAGTCTGATGTTACCCGCTGCTTAAGTGAGTTCATCATTTTTCCGGTTACCTTCATGTTTACAGGTCTAGCGGTTTTGCTTGCAAGGTCGCCCCTTCCCATTCTCTCTTTATAGCTGTTGCTATACTTTTGAAACCTTACACCGCCCTTTGGTGCACCCTTGTCATTGGTGTTCTTTGGGTCAGCTTTTCTTTGGGAAACAACGGTTTTACCTTTAGCTATTTCAGACTTAATGGTGTTTCTTATTCTGTTCTTGGCCGAGCGTGCAAACTCTTTCTTGATCGCAGGCAGGTCAAGAATACTGGTGTTTTTAAGTAATTTACTCTTAATCTTCGCTGGCACTGTTCACTATCTCATTGATTGCGTCTGTTATTTCTTTTTTAAAGTCTTGATTGCCTCTAGGGATAAACTCTCTAACAGGTAAGTTTGATTTTCTATATCCCCTCCATGGGGTGTTGCCAGAATGATGACCTGCTGCTTTTGCTGCTTCTTCCTCGTCAAAAAAGCCAACCTCTAGAGTGTTGCCTTTGATTTCAATACCAAGGGCATCGAGCATGTCACCTGTTAATTCCATGTTTGAGACACTTGAGCCTTTTTCTTTTGCGTATTCTGGTGAGAGTTTTCTTTTGTATTTGCCCTTTTTAACAGGGCTTTTACCTTCGCCTACATAGGTTAGGATGCCTTCTATTACTGCCTCACCAGCATCTTCTAGAACCTCGTTACGAATCTCTTTCCATTTCTTCAGAGTCATCGTCTTGGGTTTCTTCAGAGTTATCCTCTTTGTCACCTTGGCCAAAGCCCGCCTCCATGTTGCGTTTAAGGTTTTCTAGATTCTCTAGTGCTATTTGAGCAATTGCAGCTTCAGCATCCTCCTTGGTGGTGCCAGCGTTGGCCTCCATGTATGCTTGAACTTTTGATGTGAGATTCAACCTTAGCTTCTTGTCAATGTTATCTAACTTTTCGCTATCTGTCATATATGGAACCGGCTTAGGGTATGTAACCGAGTAATCAACCTCTGCCATGTCAGTGTCCACATCATGCACAGGGCTTAGTTGACGAGTTTCCTTGTATAAACCTGCCCACATGCCTGCAATCCTGACAACTTTTGGTTCTAGTTCACGATATCTTTCGTGCTCATCTTCAATGGCGTTTGTGGGCTCACTTCTTTGAATCATTTCTTGAACGCCTGATGCAGCGTTAGCGGTATTAAGTGATCCTCTTACAGTGTCGGGCTCAAGGTCATTGGTGCTTAAAAGCATGGCAAGGTTTTGCTCTATTAGCTTTGCTACCATGTCTAGATTTGGAGATGGGTTAGCAAATCCAATCTGTGGTGTTGGCTCGCCCTCTTCAACCTCAACAGTAATGGCCTTATTGGCACCAGTTTTAACTGTCTTTGGGATGCCTTTACCAAATAGATAAAATAGACCAGTTGATTGCATTTTTGCAGCAAAGTAATTATCGGTTAAAAGAGTGTTGATAAGAATAGAGCCCTCAATGATATCCTCACCACCAACAGACCAAAAGCTATAGTCTTGATCTTTACCGTCAAACACCGCTGGCATTACACCGATTGGGTTTTCCCAAAGCTCTGCGTTTTCATCGGTAAGCATGTCCACAGGCTTATACTCCCTATCTAACACACGCCCTTTGTTATCGGTTGTGAAATGATAAGTGTCTGACCACCATGTATAATACTTTTTATTCTCATCACCTTGATCTGCTGGGCTATCCGCAATTGCTTGCTGCCTATTGTCGCCATCTCTAAAGTTTGAACTCAGTGTTGTTGCTGTACGCTCATAGGGGTATTGGTCAGTAACAAAAGCATCAGAGTGATAGTGTGATTTTATGTAGCAGCGAACTATCTCTGGGTTTTTTGCATCTTCGATCACGTCGTAAAAATGTGGAGCAAGCACGTTTAGCTTTAAAGAATAAACAGGATTACCGTCAACAAACTCGTTAGGAATCTCATAAGGCATTACCTCAATCCCTACGTTTTGCATTGCCTCCATGAAGCGATTTGCCTTTTTCATTGTGAGATTGAGCTTAATGGAATCAATAAAGTTTTGAAGATCTTCTGTTGCCTCTTCTGAATCATTAACACTTCGTTCTGGTCGTGTTTGATATACCCTTGCTTTTTTCTTAACTATTTTCTTAAAGATGTTGATAGTTGCTACACGTTGTTGCATCTCAAGCACTGTTTCGGGGTCAAGCTCGTTTTGAAGTTGCAGGAGAATATACTTCTTTATTCTGTCCCTATAGATTTCATACCTTTTAAATGACTCTTGTTTCCTTGACTCATTTTCGGGACTCTCTATTTCTTCAATAACTTGCTTTCTAAAATTGTCATCTAAAAGCTGCTCTTCATTAAATACTTTCATTATTTCGCCCTGTATTGGTGGAATCTCTGTTGGTTTTGCTCATACTCAAAGTCACAAAAGTAATCTAGTGTGTCTGATGTATGCGTTAGTTTAGCGTTTTTCTTATCCTTGGAAAAATCTTCTTTTTGCTGCACCTTAGCTAAATCTCTTTTAAGTATGGGACACTTGTCGGGGTTTATCAATATTTGCTTATGATGTAGCAATCCATTTACAAGGAGTTGTCTTTTTCTAAAGCGCACATTCCCTGTTGCTCTGTACCTGACTTGATCCTCGCCAAATGCTGCCTTTAATACCTTAACGTCTGAAGGGCCTGTGGTTTTCCTTGCCTTACCAGAGAAGTCACAAGTGATCATCATGTTATAAAGTTGACGCTCGGAATATCTCGCCTTAATGGCGTTTACCATTGCATAAGTGTCGGCACTGTCAGCGGTTAAAACAATCTCATCAACAAACACGCTTATCTTCTTGCCATCTTTGTAATACTGCTGCGCCACTGTTGCACTCATCATGCCCACGTTAAAGTCCACGTTAATGAATAGAGGCATTGTTTCATCAAGAGTAATGTCGCAGTAATTATCTCTACTAAAGGCATAGTAAAACTGATTGCCACCGATAAAGATTAGCTCACCTTCTGCAAATACTTTAAACGCTTGAGGGTCTAGGGTTTCTTTTAAGTGCTGATAATATTCTTCATCAATGTACTTATTGTCTGCTGTTGATGAGTGAATAAGCCTAAGTTTGCCAGACTTTTGGTGCTTTTCGATAAAGTCTTGAAGATAACCATGTACGTCCTCGGGTGTGCCCGCCATACATCTTTGAAGAGCTGGTGCTCCCTTAGCTCGCACACGCCTAAGCATTTCGTTTATTCTTTCTTCTTTAATTAACGAGGGCTCATTGATTCCACAATAGGCAAGGTTAGGCCCTGCAATTGGTCGCTCTGCTGAAAAAACATATAGCGGCTTATCTGTCCATGGGAAAGTAAAGCAAGTGTCTGATCGGTTATACTTACAATACTTAGTAAGC